CTCATGTGGTGCTAGATACTGGCCCTGATGATAGAATTGACCACGTTTTTCGTGAAAGAAAGGGTGTAAAGTACGATCATCTAGCTATGATGTATCCAAATGGTACGCTCGACCCTAAAGTTATGAACTATATGGGGTCAGATAAGACAACAACTGTACTTGAAGTTGTATGTCGTGACTATTCTGTAAAGAATGAAGAGGCTTATCTAAGCTATGCCTTCTGTATGACTACAAATACTGTACTAAATTACAAACAAATGAAGGGTAACGGCTCGAATCCGTTTATATGCTTCCGTTGGTCTAAATGTGCTGGCGAAGTTTATGGTCGCGGCCCACTAATTAACGCATTATCTGCTATAAAAACTACAAATCTTACCATTGAAATGATACTTGAGAATGCACAAATGGCTATCTCTGGCATATACCAAATGGAAGATGATGGCGTAATAAATCCAGATACAATACAGTTAGTCCCAGGATCTATCATACCAAAAGCTATGGGTTCTAGCGGATTGCAGCCTATTCGAGCAGCTGGAAACTTTGATGTAGCCCAGTTAGTGCTTGGAGATATGCGTCAAAATATAAAACGTGCGTTATATAACGATATGTTAGGCAACCCAGACAAAACACCAGCGTCAGCAACAGAAGTAGCAGAGCGCATGGCAGACCTTTCTAGGCGTATGGGTGCTGCTTTTGGTAGGTTACAAGCTGAATTGGTACAACCTGTACTACAGCGTGTTATTTACATCCTTAAAAAGCAAGGACGCATAGATGTACCAACAGTAAATGGACGTGAAGTTAAGATACGTTCTGTATCTCCGCTAGCTCAAGCGCAATCTAACCAAGATATTTCTAGTGTTGGTCGCTTCCTTGAGATGGTTGCTGGTACATTTGGGCCAGAGATGTTGCAGCTACTTATTGATGGTGAGCAAACAGCTATACATTTAGCTAAAAAGTTTGGTGTTCCTGAAAGCTTGATTCGCGATGAAGAACAGCGTAAACAAATAGCTGCATTAGCGCAACAAATGGCGCAACAACAAGCGCAGCAACAACAGGGTGAAATGATTGAACAGCAAGGTTAATATTGGAGTCGATGGTTATCAAAGAGCTACAAGTCAAGATCTACAGATAAGCCAGAATATTGCTGAAACATTTAGTACCCCTGCTGGTGAGGCTGTCTTAAAGTATTTGCGTTCCGTTACCATTGAAATGGTACATGGGCCTAATGTGACTACAGAAGAACTGCGGCATCATGAAGGTCAGCGTTATATCGTTGGCCTTTTAGAGCGTCGTGTATCACATGCACATAGGAGTAAGAACAAATGAATGACATACCAGTAGAATCAGAGCAGTCTACACATGGTGAAACACAAGAGCGTGACTTTGTAGTTGCAGAGGATACGGCTCCAGCTAGACCAGAATGGCTGCCTGAGAAATATAAGAGTGGTGAAGACTTAGCTAAAGCATATAAAGAGCTAGAGTCTAAGCTAGGCACTAAAGAAGAAGATTTACGTGCGCAGTTCCAAGAAGAGTTTGACGCTACAAAGAACGCTGAACGCCCTGCATCTGCTGGTGAATATGCATTGCCAGACTTTGTAGATGATGAAGAAGCAGTTGATAATGAGCTACTTAAGTGGTGGGCTGAACAATCATTTGATAGTGGGTTTGGTCAAGATAAGTTTGAAAAAGGTATCGAGATGTATCTTCAAGCATTGGATGGGTCTGCTCCTGATCTTGATGCTGAAGCTGCAAAGTTGGGGGAGAACGCAGATCAGCGCATTGAGTCAGCTTCAATGTTTGCTACCAAGTTCTTCCCCAGTGAAACTATGCCAGCAATAGAGCGTATGATGGAAACCCATGAGGGTGTTATAGCTATGGAAGCAATACAAGAAGCTATGAAAGATGGTTCCTTTACTGGAGATGCAACACCTGCGGCTGGAATAAGTGAAGACAGTCTAAAGGAAATGATGCAAGACCCAAGGTATTGGAGTAAGAATGACCCTGCATTTGTTCGGCAAGTAGAGGCTGGCTTTAAGAAACTTTATGGAAGCTAAGATAATAAAGCGTGGTAACTTTTACCTAACACCCTTTACTAAAGATCATGTTGAAGAGGTTATTGCTAACCTAGCACCAGAAAATGTCAGGGAGATAAATCTCCTTGGCTATCAAAATGTCAGAGAATGCGTTGAAGAGATGATGAAATACTCTGATTGCTACTTAGTACGCAAAGAAGGTGAGGTATTTACTGCAATATCTGGGCTTTGGTATGAAGATGGTAGAGAAACACCACAGTTTTTTGCAATGTTTTCTAAGAATATTAAGAAAAACTTTACATCTATAGCGCGTGGATCGCGTATGCTAGTAACATTTTTTGATAGAACACAGGACGAAATGTCTATGCGTATATTGAGCGATCACCAGTTTATGTTAGATTGGGCAGCATGGTTAGGCTTTGAGGCAATAGGTATAACTCAGTTTAATTCTAACCACTATGTTGATTTTGTGCGTTGCATTTCCCCACAAAAAAGTGCTTATAGTGAAACATCACGGCCCGTGATGCACTGAAAGGCCCATTTGGATACCCTTGTCGATGTGAAGGAACGGATACCCGAGTAACCGAAACTTTATATTTAGGAAAAGAAAATGGCTAATACTATCGACCAAGCTTTTATTAAGCAGTTCGAAACTGAAGTTCACATGGCTTATCAACGCATGGGTTCTAAGCTTCGCAACACAGTACGTTCAACAAATGTATCTGCATCAGTAGCAAGATTCCAAAAAATCGGAACAGGCACAGCGTCAACCAAAGCGCGTAACGGAGATGTTACAGCAATGGAACTAGCGCACACTAACGTAGAAGTCACAATGGCTGACTACTACGCAGCGGAATACATTGATAAGTTGGACGAATTAAAGATCAACATCAATGAGCGTCAAGTTGTAGCTCAATCTGCTGCTGCTGCATTAGGCCGCAAAACAGATGAGTTAATTACAGCAGCTATGGATGCTGGTGCAAACTCAACGCAAATCGCTGACACAGCTGGCGCACTAGTAAAAGGTGACTTGCTAACATTGTTTGAAACAATGGGTACAGCAGACATTCCAGAAGACGGACAGCGTTATATTGCTATGTCTCCAGCTGGATATACAGACTTGTTTAACATTAACGAGTTTGCATCAAGTGACTATGTTGGGCCACAAAGCCTACCATTTGCTGGTGGTATGACAATGAAAGAGTTCTTAGGATTTAAGATCTTCTCAACGTCTGCTGTTGCTGGTGGTAAAAACTTTGCATACCATACATCATCAGTTGGTATCGGTATTAACTCTGATGTTCAAACAGAGCTTAACTATGTACCACAGAAGGTTGCACACCTAGCTACATCAATGATGTCAATGGGTTCAGTAGTAATCGACAACAATGGTGTTTACGAAGTTCTTGACAACAACTAATATTTTAGGGGGCTTCGGCCCCCTTTAACTCCAATATATAGGTTGAAGAAATGCCAGCAAATACACCAATAAAAGTATGTTCACGCGCTTCCGTCCTTATGGGCGGTTCTCCTATTTCATCATTTGATGAAGGTACAGCCGAGGCTGATGTAGTTGACGCAATGTACGAGGACATAGCAAGAGCCGCGTTGACAAGTACACGCTGGCGTTTTGCTACAAACCAACAAGTATTAAACAGATTAGCAGCTGCGCCTACTAGCAGATATGACGCTGCATACCAAATGCCATCAGATCTTCTTATGCTTAGTGCTGTTACAGTTAACGATGACCCAATAATATATGACACATATGGCGATAAAGTATATTGCGATACAACGACAGAAGAGGTTGTTGTTGCAGATTATATATACAGAGCCAGCGAATCTTCTTGGCCTTCCTACTTTACACTAGCTGTAGAGTTCCAAGTAGCCGCAATGCTATCAATATCTATTGCTAGAGACGCTTCTTTAGCACAAATGATGGATCAGCAAGGTGAGCGACAAATGATAAAAGCCAGACGACTTGACTCGCAACAACAAACAACACGCAAGTTAATGACATCAAGGTTTATAGCACAAAGGCGTAGCTAATGCAGAAAGTAAGAATACCACAGAATAGCTTTCAGTACGGCGAAATAAGTGACAACACTGTAATGAGGACTGATAGTCCTATCTATGCTGCCTCTGCGCAAAGCTTAGAAAACATGATTGTATTGCCAGAAGGTGCTGTAAAGAAACGTCATGGTGCTAAGTTTCATTATAAAAATACACAAACAAACAAAGAACTGCATTTAGCTCCATTTATATTTGACGATAATGAAGAGTATATAATTGGTATTGGTGAAGCATACATACTATGTTGGAGAATTACTGCTAATAATGTTGTAACTTTAGTATCTACAATTACACAAGATACACAAAGCAATGTGCTGCCGTTTGATAAGGACTACTTGCATCAATACAGCACTGCTCAATATGGTGATGTAATGTTTATATGTCATCCATTGTTTGCGCCACGTATGCTTACACGTACATCACTTACATCGTTTGAGCTTAGTGTATTTAGCTTTGATACAAGCTATGATGGTAAAGACACGTATCAACCATACAGCGTTTTCCATCCTACGAATGTAACTTTTACTGCAAATTCACCTACTATAGGCTCTAACAAAACTTTAACTACAAGTTCAGCGTATTGGGATACAACAGGTAAACATGTTGGTGTTGTTGTTAGATATGGAAAAAGTGAAATTAGAATAGATTCTGTAACTTCTAGTACAGTTGCGGTTGGTACTATTATAAAAGAGTTATCAACAAGATTAACTGTGTCAAACCCTATACGTACAAGAGATGGTAGCAGTACGATTGAAATTACACATATATCACATGGCTTAATAGCAGGTCAGGCAATAAGTATATCTGATGCAGTAGCTGTTGGTGGAATAAACGCTAGCAGTATAAATACAACTAGCGCAGATAAAATTATACAAGATGTATTAGATGAAAATACATATACAGTTATTGCTGGACAAACTGCAAACGCATCAGAAGATGGTGGTGGTTTTGTAAAGATTACAGCAAATGGGCCAACAGTTGTTTGGGATGAACAAGCTTTTTCTGCGGTACGTGGTTATCCAGCATCAGTAACATTTCATGAAAACAGATTATGTTTTGGCGGCACTATAGCTGAACCAGATACAATTTGGATGTCTCAGCTTGGTGAATTTTTTAACTATGATGTTGGTGAAGGTGACGATACAGACTCAATAAACTTAGTAGCTGCTACTGGTGATGTTAATGAAATAAGATATATGAGGTCAAATCGTGACCTACAGATCTTTACACTATCAGATGAGTTGTATGTACCAACATACCTTAACCAAGCTATTACACCTACAAATGCACAAATAAGAAAACAAACGCCATTTGGTACTGAGTTTGTATTACCTACCTCTATTGATGGTGCTACTATATTTGTTGAGCGTGGCGGTAGAGCAGTGCGTGAATACATATACTCTGATGCAGAGGATGCTTACATATCTACAGGTGTATCTACAGTTGCAAGTCATACAATAGTTAACCCAGTTGATATAGCAGTAGTGCATTCTGGATTTAAAACCCAAGAATCTTATGCTGCTTTAGTTATGGGCAATGGTGATATGGCATTGTTTAGCTCTAACAGGGCAGAAAAACGTGCAGCTTGGACAAAAGTAACAACACAAGGCAACTTCTTAGCTACTGTGTCTGTAGGTGATAGGTTGTTTTATTATGCAAAAGATATAAATAATAACTATGTATTGTCAGAATTTGTAGATGATATAGGTTTAGATAATTACTTATACGTTGCTTATGGCAATGGAACAGTAAGCGTAAGCAGTTTATATTCTAGCGGTACAGTAGATGTAATTGGTTATGATGGCACTGATAAGATTTACTTAGGTGAGTTTACTGTAAGTAGTGGTAATATTACTATGACAGCACATAGTAATTATACACATTTCTATGTAGGTAAAAAATTTACATCTAAAGTAATTACCAATCCAGTAGACACTGTAGCAGCCAATGGGCCAGTAACAGGTGATGTACGCGGCATAAGTACAGTTGTGCTTAATCTTAAAGATTCTACATCTATTAAAGTAAATAACAGAACTATTAATAATATTACTGGATTTACAGGTAACAAAGAGGTTAGGCTTTTAGGATATAGTAGAAACCCTCAAGTTACTATCGAACAAGATGATCCCATGCCATTACAAATTAATGGCTTAATATCGGAGTTGATTACATAATGTGGCAATTAATTGGTGCTGGAATATCAGCGTATGCTTCAATACAAGCAGGTAAAGCTAGAGAAGATGCAGCTAGAATGGATGCATTTAATACTGAGACCGAGCGAGAACAAGGCGAGGTCTTAGCGTTGCAACAAGCAGCACAACGCAGATACGAGTACGATATTGCAACAAAAACAAATGTAGCAATGTTTGCAGCCAGTGGTCGTGACATAGGATCAGATAGATCAGTTGAAGCATTCTTAGAAAAACAAAAAGAAATAGCCGCTACAGACCTTAGTAGGTTAGCAGAGCAAAGACGCATGGAAGCTGGTGCAAGGACTAGAGAGGCTATGGCTTTACGCCGTGCTGGTAAAAACGCTAGACGAGCTTCTCTGCTAAAAGCCGCTGGAACTATGGCGCAAGGTATATCTGACTATCAAAAAACTGCTGCAACAGGAGGTTATTAAATGGCTGTAATTAGACAACAAACGCAAGTTTTTAATAAGCCAGTTGGTGTTCGTAGAATAAATACAGGTGAGGCCGAGTTGTGGGAACAAGTAGCCGCACAAGCAGACGAGTTTAGAAATCGTGCTTTTAAAAAAGCAGCTGTAGAAGCCGAGCAAGCTGGCAAAATGAAAGCTATGTCTGTTGATAGCGGAGACATAGTAGCTATAGATCCAGAAACTAATCAACCTGTAGCATATAAAGCTCCAGCAAAATATGGATCAATAGCTGCAGCAGCTTACCAAGATATAATAACTAGGCGTTTTGAGCAATCAGTTGATAATGAATTAAAAGCGCAAGGTTCATACTACGCAAAAAATGCAACAAACGCAGATGAATATAAAATTGCTATAAGTGGTCATGTTGGCAATATGATTAAAGCTGGTGGCGATGATACTTATTTTAGCCGTTACATACAAGAATCTGGGCAAGCATATGTAGACAGCACTTATGTAGCTATGAAGTCTAAAGAGCTAGAAGCCAGTATATTAAAAGCAAATACAGACGATCATATAAGAGGTATGGATGCTATCTATACTATAAAGCGTAATATAGGTAAGAGCAGCACAAATAGTTTGCTTGCAGAAATACAAAAAGAATATGACAGTGCAGAAAATTTACTTGATAATGGGTATTATTCAGTAGCGCAATTTGAATCAAAGCGTAATGAATTGCTTGGTTTGCAATCATTAGTAAATAAATCGTTTTTAACTAATGCATACATTGGTATGACAAAAAATCAAAAACTTAAATTTATTTCACAACTATATAATCCATCTACAATAGAAGATGAAAAATTAAAAATGTTTGTTATAGACGCAAGAATTGATAGCAGCGTTGAAACTTTAGTTAATGGGTTAAGGTCAATAGATAAAACAGCAGAAGATTTATCTGTATCTGAAATAGAAAGCGAAACATCTAGGTTATTAAGTAAAATTCATTCTAATATGTCGTTTGATGATATTAATCAACTAACAGAAGAAACAGACCCAAACATTAGAAATCAAGTTAATACACGTCTTAGAGAAGACCAATTAAATAAATCATTACATCTTAGCGCAAAAAGTTCAGCTGCAGCAAATGTACTTATAGATCAATTAAGAAGTCCTGAACTTAATATGGATATATTAAAAAAAGCATTACAAGAAACGCGAAATACAGATGGAGATGATGTAAAAAGTGTAGAAGATATTGCTCAGTTTATAATGGATATGCCAGCAAAAAATAGAATAAAATATGCAGAATCTTTGTCAGCAAGATTACCAGCTTTAAAATCAATAGAAGCAACTGCAGAAAATAACTTTATTATTTCAATGCAAAATAAAACGAGAGGTATAAATACAACAGAAGATTATAATAAAGTTGTAAATGAAATACTTAATCGTAAAAATTTAGTAAATGCTGATAAATATATAAATAACGCAAAAGAAAAATTTGCTAATGTTATGTCAATACAAGCTAAAGGTATATCATTAGCATATGAAGAATTGGAAAATGTGCAAAATGCTTTAGGAAACATACAATTTGCTAAAAATCTTACAAAAAACGAAAGAAAAGCATACGATCTATATAAGCAAGCACACGATATTGTACCAACATCTGTAAATGCAGCAGTAACTTACAGGCTAAGTGCTATTTCTGATGTTAATGAAAATAATGCGCATCAATTAAAAATTAAAGGTATTAGTGAATCTGTAGATAGAGGCATTAATGTAGGCATACAAGAGTTAGAATACTTGCAAGATGAAATTATGGGAGACACAATATTTTTAACCGCAGATAATATTGATAATTATCCAATGATAACAGATGCGCTCAAGAAAGGCATTATGTTTCCAGCTGCTAAAAACTTTTTTAATTCAGCAGTTACTTCTATGGATGAAACTACAGTTAAAAAGGCTGGTAATTTATTTGAAGAAATGACTAACGTAGAAGTAGATTCAGAAGGTATGACATATAACATTGACATGCTTAAAGCTAATATGAAGCCAGAAACATACGCTTATTATAACGCAGCAGTTATTACAGCAAGGGCTGAACACACTACACCATTTCTAGTAATATCAGAACTTAGACAATATGATGGAAATTTAGATCAAGATGTTTTAGCAGACTATAATGCATCTACAGATGGCAAATTAAAAAATATAAAAAGCATATTTGACGATAGAAACGTATCTCCAAGTTTTAGAAATGAATTAAGCATTGCAATTAAAATGCAAAAAGCAAGAGGCGTACAAATTACAAGTGAACAAGTTGATACTATTATTGATAATTATATTGAGACAAACAATATGGGTAGAGATACAAATGTAATTGCTCCACACATAGATGGCGCAACAGCTTATTCTTTAACGTCACATATACGACCTACGAATATTATTTCAAACAGAATGGCTTTAACTAGAGCGCTTGCTCAAGATGATGCATATAGTCCGTTTTTAACAGGCGGAGGTGTGCTTGCGCAAGCTGAAGAATTAGTAAAAGATGTTACAGGGCTACGACTTCCAACAATAGTAAGAGCTATATTTCAATCATTTAAAGGGCAATACCAAGCAAAATCTGAATTAGCAGACGTTGAGCTATCAAGAGAGGGGCATAAAGTTTTAAATACAGATTTATTTTGGAAACCAGACTTAATGTCTTTTGCAAATGGTGTGCCAAAATATAATGCGCAATATATAGATGAAAATGGTACGTATCAAAATTTAATAGTTAGTGGCAAACCTTGGACTTTAGAGCGCGTTGGTGATTACAGTAATGAATTTAGAAGCATTGCACACAAAGAATTTATTGCAAAATTAAAAAGCACACAGCCAAAAATTAAGGCTGAAGGTTTTATTAATTACCACGCAACACTTGAGCATATGACTTATAGTGAATTTCAAAAAGACCCAGAGTTTAATAAATTAATATCTGCATATGGTGACGAAGAACAAGTTAAGCAAGTTTATGAAATGCAAAGACAAAAATACGAAGCTGAAAAAAGAGAGCAAAGATAATGGCTGAAGTTAAAATTACCCCATCAGCCCCATTTGTAAAAGGCCCACCAGCGTTACCAAAAGATAGAGAAGGCCCATCATTTGGCGAAACTTTTAGTGCTAATTGGAGTAAAGTATTTAGTCCAATAATTGAACAAAATAAGTTTTTTACAAACTCAGAAGTATACGATCCAGAATCGCAAGAAAGAGTTGATAATTACATTGATAGTAATGATTTAAGTAGAAATGAAGAACAGCATTTAAAAATGTTTGGCATTGGTAGCCCAGAAAGATTTGCTCAATCTGTAGAGTACATAACAAAACAAAGAATAAACAATGATATATTAAATAGATCATCTGGTGGTGCGCTAATGTTTAGCGATCCGTCTATAGCACTATCTTTTTTTGTACCTGTTGCTGGCGTTCAATTTAGTAAGCTAATTGGTAAAGCTTTGTATAGTTCTGGCAACAAAGGTGGCCTTAAACAGATAGCAAGAGCAAATGCATTAATGTCAGGTAGGCAGCTTACAAGAAAAGAAATAACTAAAATATCAGCATTAGATGGTGCAATTACTGGTGGAACAATAAACTTAACAGATGCATTAACTGAGTTAGGTTTAGATACAGATAATGCTAGTTCTGCTGTTTTAAGCGCAACATTAAGCACAATGGCTGATGGTTTAATATCTGGTGCATTTGGTTATGCTCTGGGTACTGCATTTGCTAGGCCAAGGGCTGGTGCTGATAGAGCTAAAGTGTGGAGTACGCAATACAAAGCATATCTAAATAGCGTTAATGATAAACCTAAATTAAGAAAAAAACCAGGAGACGAAATTTCACCAATTTCATATGGTGGAAAATGGTTTAACGAATCTTGGGCTGGAAAAATAATACCAAGCCCATTAAAAGCAACAGTTGTTGATCCAAATATACCAGATTTGTTTAAAGTAAAAATTTTAACTTTAGGTGGGTCAAACGGTATTCCATTAGTTGCAAACCAAATGGGTCAAAGCATGGGTAATTCTGTGTATATTAATGCTGGTCGCAGACAAGGCGAGTGGTATGCAGCTATGGATGTTGTGAATGATAACTACAGAAAAGTTAGCCCAAGAGGTAAAGCTGAATTGTTTAATATACCTGTTGGTCAGTATGTAGAAACTGTAAGGGCAAAGCTAGGCAAAGAAAGCTTTGCACCTGCGGAATGGCAAGACCATCTTGGCAGATTAATAATGGATGATGTGCCTTATGATCAAATGACACCAGAAGAAGCAGCATCAACACAAGCAGTCAGAGCATACTTTGAAAAGTTTGGTGGAGAGTTAGAAGAAATAGGATTAATAAATAGGCGCGATGCTTTTGAAGATACTTACTTAAAGCAGGTTGGAAAAGCATTTGAGCTTACTAGCGTTACTAACAATATTATTGATGCAAATAAAAAATGGATGACAAAAGCTCAAGATAAAATACAAAAAAGATACGACAAAGATTTAAAATTGCAAAAGTCTTTAGAAAGACAGCAAATAGCTAGAGGCTTAACTAATAAACAAATTGAGTTAAAAAACAAAGTTGACGATAATATTGCTTTTCTAAAAAAAGATTTACAAAAATTTCAAGACAAATTTGATAAAATTAATAATGCAAAAGATATAGATGAACTTGCTTCTTTGTATAATGAATTAGATTTAACAGACAAAATGCGTGATGCATTGCAGAATCTTGGTAAGTCATTTGATGATATAAGATTTAAAATTGACAATACATTAGAATTAATTGAGCATCATAGCAAAACTACTAAAACTAATAAATATGATTTGCCGCGTATATTTAACAGGCAAAAAATACACAAAGAACGTGACGGTTTTAGAAATTTATTAATAGCAGCGTATAAGAAAAATCCAACTATAGTTAGCAAAGACGACAAAGGTTTATTTCAAATACAAAAAATGGCTACTGACCCTGCCTCTTTGTTTCGCAGAGCAGAAGAAACTATACAAACTATAATGGAGGAGACAGACGAAGATGCTATTGATGCTATATTTACTGGTTTTGGTCGGAGTGGTCCTCTTGTCTCTCGTAGATTAAATGTACCAAACTCAGATATAAAAGAATACTTAGTTACAGACGTTAAAGAATTAATGATTAACTATGGCGCAAGAGTAGCACCAAAACTAGAGTATCATAAAGCTAACCTTAATCCTGATACTGGTAAACTTATGTCTTTAGAAGAAGACTTATTTAGAATGCGCTCAGAATTAAATGCACTTAAAGTGCCGCGCAAAAGTATAGATAAGTTTCTTAAAAATTATGTGCATACATATGATAGAGTTGTTGGGACTACACTTAAAAGAGCAGATTCTATTGATACAAAAATAGCAGATATGCTTAGAACAGCAACAAGTTGGACGTTTCTTGGTGGTTCTGGTGTAGCAGCATTTGGTGATGCTGCATCTATATTCATGGATCACGAACTTAATGTTATAGGTCGCAGTTTATTAGGTTTAATGGACGATATATCACTCAAACATTCTGCGCATGAGCTAAAGTTATCTGGCGAAGCATTGGAAATGACATTAGGTACAACGCATCTTAGGTATATGGAAAGTTTATCTAATGATTTATTTCAGAAAACATTACCTGACAAATTAAACAACGCATTTTTTGTAGCCAATGGGCTTGGGCCAGTTACTGTTGGTATAAAAATGTTAGATGGTTTAGTGCGCGGACATACAATAATAGACTCATCAATAAAACTTACTAAAGGTAATGCATCAGATTTTGAAAAAGAATTTTTAGCTAGATACAATATTACAGAAGAAATGGCAGAACGTATAAGTAAAATGCCACATCAAAAATCAACTGGTGGTGAGTTAATATTACCTAATACTGAAGCATGGACAGACGTAGAAGCAGTAAATGAGTTTAGAAACGCATTAAGATCAGGCGTTATGAATAGAGTTATTATGGGTGGGCCAGAAGATAAACCTATAACTATGGATGGCGTTGCGTACATACCAGATCATGTTGCAAAAACATTACCTTACTATGATAAAATGCCAAGAGACCCTAGAGTTAAAGGTTATGTAAGGGTTGAAAGTGGTTTTCTTGCATTGCCATTTACATTCTATAGCTTTGTAGTTGGAGCATTAAACAAAATTACAGGTAATATGGCAGCAGGTGCAGTTAGAAATAAAACAGTACATATAGCTGTAGCAATGATGCTTGGTTACTCTGTAAGTAAATTTCGCACACCAGAATGGGCGTGGGATAAAATGGATACAGAAGACAAAATAATGAGATCGTTTGATATGTCAGGTATAGCAGCATTGCAAAGTGACTTATTATACAGAGCTATAACTATGGCACATGAACTTGGGGCAGATGATAAATTTCCAATACAACCTAAATATAGCGGTGGTTATGACCCTCTTGGCTCATTTGTTAGTTTAGGTGGAGCACCTGCTGATTGGACTTTAGAGGTTATGCGCTCACTAAAGCAAATGATTGAAGGTGATGTAGGTGAAGGTGCAAAAAGTTTAGTAAACATGATACCGCTTATAGAAACAATGGCTACTGGTGATGCATTAAAAGACACAATGAAAGATATTGTAGGTGAATTACCTAACAGGCCATAAATTGTGCAAATATTTTGTGCGTTGCGCTTCTGTGCAATCAATGGAAAAAAGACTACAGAGGTGACACATGACAATAAATATAGCTAACAATGACCCAAGAATAAACTACACGGCAACTGCTGGACAAACTGTGTTTACAGTTCCGTTTGAGTTCTTTGATAACACAGACATAAAAGTTTATATCGAGGGTACACTAAAAACAATTACCACGCATTATACAGTTTCTGGAGGAAATGGCTCTACAGGCTCTGTAACTCTAACTGCTGGTGCTACGTTAAATGATGAGGTAACGCTTGTCAGGGACGTTCCTTTGGAGCGTACAACCGATTTAACGTCTAGTTATAACGCCGCGTCTTTAGATGCGCAGCTAGATCGCATTGTTGCAGAGATTGCAGACCTTGATGATCGAGTGTCACGCACAATACAAATTAATGACTATGAGTTGGCAAGTGGTTTACTCCTCCCTGCACTTGACAGCCGCAAAGGTAAGACCATCCAATTTAACACCAGTTCTGGTGCTTTAGAGGTTGGCCCTACTGGCGCGGATTTAACAGCAATCGGTTCAGTTACATCTGAGATTGCTACACTAGCTGGTATCAGCAGTAATATTACTACTGTTGCTGGCTCTAATGCACAGGTTGTTGCAGTTGGTAATGCTATGACTAGCATAACTGCAATCAATTCTGCGCTTACTAATATAAATACTGTAGCTGGTGGTATAGCTAACATTAATTTAGTTGGTGGATCTATTGCTGACGTCAATGATGTAGCTGATTCTCTTGGTGAAATCTCTGCGGTACAAGCAAAGTTAACAAACATAGATACAGTAGCTATTGCATCTACAAATATAGGTACAGTAGCTGGATCTATATCGCAGGTAAACAGTGTAGCTTCTAAGATTGCTGACGTTACTGGGGTTAATAATAATATATCAGCGATAACTACAGCTAACGCAAATGCAACTAATGTTAATTTAGTTGCTAATAACATAGATGACGTTAATGACGTTGGTACAGTTATAACAAAAGTAACTACTGTTGCAGATAACATTGCTAGCGTTAATACTGTTGCGCCAAAAGTAACAGAAATATCTACTGTTTCTGCAAATATTGGCAATATAAATACTGTAGCAACTAATATGTCTAGCATTACAGCGGCTAGTTCATCGGCTGCAGATGCATTAGCAAGTAAAAATGCAGCAGCTACAAGTGCAACTAATGCAGCTAACTCTGCAACTGCAAGTGCTAGCTCTGCTACAGCAGCTGCAGCAAGTGCTTCTTCAATAACAGGCGCAGAAACAAATGCAGCTAATTCTGCAACAGCCGCAGCTACTTCTGCAACAGCAGCGCAAACAGCTAAGACTGCTGCTGAAACTGCATTAGATGAATTTACTGATATTTATTTAGGTAGCAAATCTGTTGCACCAACTGTTGATAATGATGGCAATGCTTTAGCAACAGGTAGTATTTATTGGAACTCAGGAGTAGATCAACTTTATATTTGGGATGGTTCTGCATGGGATGATGCAGCATTTACTGCATCTGGTGCTGTTACATCGTTTAATACTAGAACTGGTGCTGTTACACTAAGCTCTGCTGATGTTACTAATGCAGCTGGATTGCTTACAACTGGCGGTACAATGACAGGCGACTTGTCATTTGGTGACAACGACAAAGCTAAGTTCGGTGCTGGGTCTGATTTACAGATTTACCATACTGGTAGTACATCTTATATTTCAGATATAGGTAGTGGTGACTTACTTATACAAGGAAGTAGTTTAATTAGGTTAACCAATACTAGCGGTGCTAACTATTTTCAAGGCACTGATGGCGGACAAGTTCAACTTTATTATGGTGGAGCAACCAAACTAACCACTACCTCTACAGGCATAGCAGTTACTGGCACAGTGACTTCTGATGATTATCATGTTAAGACAGGTGGTCATATTGAGTTTGACTTTAATGGTTCTTCTACTCATTTTACTGGAACAAACTCACCTCATATTTTTGCTGGTTCTGGAGGTTCTGGTGCGTATCTTGCTGGAACCCTAAACCTGCAATCTCGCCCTACTTTAGACCGTGATATTAATCTAATTACTGGGGCTACACCATCTAAAACTCTTACAGCACATGGCAACGGCGACATCAGCTTCTACGAGGACACAGGCACAACTGCTAAGTTCTTCTGGGATGCGAGTGCTGAATCGCTTGGTATTGGGACGAGTTCGCCAGCAGAAGAATTAGATATTTCAGCGGATGCTCCGTCTATACAGTTGTCGTCTACCAACGCTAGTGGTCGAAACTATGGATTGCAGTCTCAAAACAGTGGTAAATTTGCGTTTTACGATGGTACAGCGGGGCTTAATCGCTTAGTCATAGACTCATCAGGCCAAGTTGGTATTGGGACTACGAGTCCAAATGCTAGCCTTGAAGTTTTAAAGTCTGGTGGAGGAAAAATAAGAATCTCGGAAACTGCTGCTAAATATGTAGAAATAATTGGTTACGCAGAAGGTTCTGCTAACGGCTCGACAATGGCTTTTCACACTAACCAAGCTGGAACAAGTACATCAACAGAACGTATGCGCATCGACTCGTCAGGCAATGTTGGTATTGGGACAGATTCGCCTAGTAGACGCTTGCATGTCAAAGATAGTGGCTCTTTTGTTGCTACATTTGAAGGTGGTACAAACGCTTATACATCTTGGACTAACTCAACAGGAACAGCAGGGTATATAGGTAGTGCGAACGGCCTTGGTTCAGGTGGCATAACGGATTTAGCTGTACGTTCAGAGAATAACCTTATATTTTTAACAAATGCTGGCTCAGAACGTATGCGCATCGACTCGTCAGGCAACTTGTTGGTGGGTAAGTCGAGTGCAAATGCGACTGATGTAGGTATTGTAGCAAACGCCAATGGTAGACTTTATGCTACTGCAAGTGGTGATAGCAGTATATTCAACCGCACATCATCAGACGGAGGCATTGTAGAGTTCCGCAAAGACGGCACAGCTGTAGGTAGTATATACTCAGGACATGGTGGTACTCAAGTAGGTATTGGAACTAATACTACTGGTATTACATTTAACCCTAGTACTCGAAGCATGATGCCAGCTAATCCATCAAGCACAAATCCACAGCTAGATGCAACTTTAGATATAGGGTTTTCATCAGTTCGTTGGAAAGACCTCTACCTATCAGGCGGTGTATACCTCGGTGGCACTGGGTCGGCTAATAAGTTGGACGATTATGAAGAGGGGACTTGGACTCCAACCACTAATGGAACAAACCCAACTGTTCAAAAAGCTACGTATACTAAAATTGGTAACAGGGTACATATTAGTTTATATTTAACCGACCTTAGTAATTCTACAGGAAGCCAAATACACGGTTTACCTTTTACTCCATCGAGTCAAACGTATGCTCCTACAAGGTATCACTCAAACAGAACAGATTACTTTAAATATGTACTTAGAGCAGACGCAAATTCTACTAGTTTAGCGTTTTTAGATGAAACAGATGGGGCTGTAGCCATAACTACGGCAGTGACCAGTTTTGTAGTTGCCCAGTTTACATATCAAACAGACGCATAACCCACTGCATAGCTTTGGGTTGGACAGGTGGCAATAACGCCACGATAAAACAAAGGAGGCCAATATGGCACTAACAGAAACACAAGTAGAAGATAAGATTGAAGTCGTTGGAGATCACAAGCATGTGCAAGTTCGTACAGCTACAGTGATAGCTAGAGATGGCACAGAGATCAGTAGATCATTCCATCGTCACGTCTTATCTTGCTCAACTAAATCAGATGACACATGGGCAGACACGGACATCTCAGGTGAAAGCACAGAAGTACAAGCAATATGCAATGCCGTTTGGACAGACGCAGTGAAGACTGCATACCAGACAGCTATGGATGCACAAGAAATATAAAAGGAGGCTGTTATGCCAAACACACACACATGGTCTATCGCTAACCTAGAGCGAAACACATCTGATGATTCAGTAACAATAGCACACTGGCGTTGCGAAAGCACAGATGGAACAAACACTGCATCAGCATACGGAACAACATCCCATACAGGCGTACCATCAGACGATGACTACATTCCTTACGCTGATCTAACAGAGGCAAATGTATTATCTTGGGTACACGAACAAGTAGTCAAAGCTGATACAGAAGCGGCTAACGATGCTAAGATAGCTGAACTTGCAAACCCAACATCCTCATCTGGGATGCCTTGGTAATTTTAACTTAACTATAGGAGATCAAAATGGCTGAAGATAAAAAGGTTATTACGATTGATGATAAAGACTACACTGAAGACCAACTCACTGACACGCAGAAAACTATTATTAACCATATCAATTCTCTGCAGCAAAAGATTGGATCGGCAGAATTTAATTTAGATCAACTCAAGGTAGGCAAAGAAGCTTTTGTCAAAATGCTTGGAGATTCTTTAAAGGAAAAAGAAACAGATGAATAAAAGAACTATATCTTCTGCGCATGACAGGCTTGACGAGTTAGAAAAGCAAGTGGTTGCAATTAAAACAGAAGTTAAGATACAATTTAAAGATCTATTTGGTCGAGTTAAACGTATGGAAAGCATTATGATTGCAGCAACAGGCGCGATATTAACCCTACTCGTTGCGGTACTAATGAAAATGTAACATGTTACGAACAATATTAATTGGTTTGTTTATCTTAATCGGCAGCAGTCTTGCTGCTGATGACACAATCTACACTGACACTAACAGTACAATAACCTCTGATGGTTCGATGGATACTACTATCAATAGTCCACCACCTTCTGCTATTTCTCCACAGATCAGTGCAAGTAACTCTGACTTATGTACTGTCGGTGTTGCTGGTGCAGTGCAAACACAGATACTTGGTATCTCTGCTGGTCGTACTGTTAGAGATATGAATTGCGAAAAATTAAAGAACGCCAAAACCATGTACGATATGGGTATGAAAGTTGCAGCCGTATCAGTCATGTGCCAAGACGAAAGAGTGTTTGAAGCCATGCTTAATGCAGGGACACCATGCCCCAAGGATGGGTTGGTAGGCGATAAAGCTAGGCTAGCATGGGAAATGGAAGCAGTTAAAGAAGAGATCGAGCGTGATCAGAACAATGTAATCAAGAGAGTCTTTGATAAAAATGGTGAAACGAAAATTGGTTTGGGTGTTATCTTTAGCACTCTTGCCTTCTTACTTGCACTCTGATCCCTATAGTTATGGGGCTACAGGTAACGCAGCATCTAGCTCACTAAGCTGGAGCATGACAGGTGTGCTACCTGATGCATCTGGCATAGATATAAATGGTTTGATCTATAGATACACCACAGTAAAGAACACTGAAGATGATATGTTAGTACACGTTGGCAATAAGAACGCAGATGGCAGCGGTTATATATTTAGAGAGACAGATGATTGGTCTGGTGTGCCAAGTAATACAATCGTTAAGTCTTTTAATCTTAGCAATATACCAGCAACAAGCTGGGGTACAGGATCTATTGAGGTAGAGGGAGAAGGCAGCGTTAAAGATGCTGTTGTTATTTACAACTACAGAATAGATAGATGCTTTGACCCACAGTCTGACCCTACTTGTGCTGGATATGTAAAGCCTATGCCTGTATTACCAGAGGTAGTGGTTTATGATGCACTAGAGGATGATGCTGTTGTTGAAACATTAGAAGCTGACGAGTTTCAATATGATGAAGATGGTAATCTAATTCTTAGTGAAGAAGAGGAAGAAGAAGAAACTAGAATTGAGATGGGGTTAACTGCATCTGCCAATGCGCTGACTCTATTCAAGACACAAGGACAAGATGATATTATCATGGCTATTAATCAACAGACTAATCTAGCTATGTACTACAATGCATCTATCAATGGTGGTGTTTATGCTGATGCTGCTGGTCTTGCTGATTCAGAAATACTTGATAACAAGAAAGCCTTGCGTAATAACTTAGCACAACAAATACTGCACGAACAAATGGTTGATATGCAGTACAACAAATGAGGTTAATATGAAATATTCTTTGGCAATACTTTCACTCTGTGCATTACCAGCATACGCTGATGTAAATATAACAGGTAATGTGGAAGCTAAATGTGTAATACAAACAACTAAGAATGGTGTGTATGGCAATCCAACAGCTAGTAAATTAAGCACTACCCCTGCTGATGGTGGTGTCTTACCTGTTATTAGGTTTGATGTAGCTCTTGCTAATTACTACACAGCAAACATAACACATCCAACATCATTCAGTTCTTCACCAGCACTATCTGATACAGTCACATGGACAGGCAGCACTAGTGTAACGCAAACAAGTGACGCTGGTATGTCAGGCTATGATGCAGCCAAGATTGTATACGATAATACTACTGTGTTTGATCTAACAGTTGCTGGGTCTACATGGTTTTCTACATCTAGTACCGCTAACTATGCTGCATCTAAACCATTTGTGGGTGGGGTATATACAGCAGTTGTTCAGGCTAGTTGTGTTGCAAAATAAGCTGATAATATTTTTTTTGCTATGGGCATTTTCATCCCATGCACATGAGATGACACCAGCTTATCCTATTGTTAAACCATCTCACGTTACTGGTGTGGTCAAAGTTAACTTGTCTTTGTTTAATTCAAGAGAAGAGATTAAGTATTATCAGATAGATGTATTTGATTTGAACTGGAAGAACATCCCTTTCTCTGCAACGTACAGAATAATTAAGGTAGATTACCAATCTCGTAAGAACTTTAGTGTATACATACGAGAATTAGATATGGATGAAGCTGTATATATATGCACCACCTCAAAGATTAAGAAGCAACTCGAATCAAAAACCTTAGTTTCTTCTAGGATTTGTTCTCGACTTGATGGTATGCCAGCATGAGATTAGCTGCGTTCTTATGCATACTGTCTAGCTCTGCGTTTGCTGAGAGTAGTTCTCTTGCATTAACATTGCCTAGTCCACCTATGAATTATCAATCGGATAGTTTCTCTGCAAATAATATGCGCTGCAGCAATGCGGTAGGTGGTGGCGTTAACCTTGAGTATGGTATTACAGGTGTGCTGTCTGGTTTAAATACAATGAATAGAGGAAAGGATATAGGTGTCTATGCTCGTATAGTAATACCGCTAGACAAACCTAAGTCTCGTATTAATTGTGATGACCTATACCAAGTGGAGTTAGCGCAGCGTAGGTTAGAGATACAAAAGCTGCGCGATGAACTGGAGGCGCTAAAGAATTTATCTAATGATAGTATGGACTTTGAGAACTGATGGTAGATCTTACAGAATTTGATAACCTTGCTGACAAACAGATCAAAGCTGGTGGCGTTAAGATGTCCTTTGCATCTGTGCTTGCCATCATTACCTTTGTATCTACT